AGCGTGACTTGACGCGAGAGAATGTAGAGTCCAACCCAGGGCCTGCAATGAGTAAACTGGCGGAAGGGGCGGGAATGGCGTGGAATTTAGGTTCTTCAGCAGTTTCAGCTCTTTTCACCTCGATGGTGAGTGCAGCGAGTACGGTCAAACAAGTAGCAACAGAGATTGTCGTCGATAAAACGATTGACCGGAAGGTCGGTCCTGTGCTGGACACCGTTCATAAATTGTTCAAAATTTTTACTGATGACTTGTGCCCTGTCATAACAGGAGTGTATGCCATTCTTTCCAATAATGGCTTGCTGAGAGCATGTGGATTAACAAACGTTCTGGGCGTCTTATTTAAGTATATAGATAGCCCGATTCAACCCTCTGAGGGCCCGTTCAGAACGAGTGTGCTTCCACCCAGGAAGCCCAAAATTGGTAGATTCTTTGATACTAGAACCGACTGCTCCGCAACTAACATTGAAGGAGCAGGCGGTACGTTGGAGTATTGTTACGAACGACTATCGCGGGTGGCTTCGTTGGGGAAACCCATCGCAGACTACGCGACGTTTTTCGCGACGATGATCCGAGCATGGTTCAGTAAGATCATGGGAATGGTCTGTGGAACTACGGATCCCGGGATGAACACCTACCTTAACCGGATGGTGGGCAGCACGGGGTCGTGGTTTGACACCATGTTGTATTCAATCCGCTACCTGTTCTTTGGCAACGTTTTAAATGTTGAGTGGGAGCAGGCCAGGAGACGGGAGTTCTTGGATGTGATGGATGAGTTTGATCAAGCTGTAGCGGACCGGTGTTTCGTGGGCGACGGGTTACAGCAATCTGTCGGTGGTGTGACAAACGTGTTGCGCCTATCAGTCATGGCTTCGCAGGCACTGTCTTTTCGGAGACATTTGGCTGATATGTCAATTCCTAACGCTATGGCGCAGAAGGTAGCAGAAATCTTGGCGACTCACGCCAAGGTGCGAAAGAAGATGGATACTATGACCACACATCCGCCCCCGGTGGGTTTGTGGTTGTACGGACAGCCGGGCGTAGGGAAGTCGTTTCTTGCGTCAGATATATTTCCATTCGCACTCCTTGGCTTAACTGCCCGGGACAATTCAGGCGATAGAAATATATACAAGGTGCCAGGTGATGATCAGAAACATTGGGACGGCTATTCCAACCAGGCGTATGTGTTCTTCGATGAGGCCTTGCAAGAGAGGCCGCCGGCGGATGCTCTAACAATCATTCGTGCTATTTCTTCCTCTAAGATGCCAGTTCCAATGGCAGACTTATCTGAGAAGGGACCGATGTGTGATGCTACGTTCATTACTGTTGCTACTAACTTGCGACGACTAGACAAGTTGTCCAACATTGAAGAAACTGATGCAATAGTGCGTAGGTTTCCGTACGCATATAACGTGCGAGTGGGAGCCAAGTATCAAACTGCAGAAGGATCAGTAGATGTTGGAAGATTGTCTAAGGAGATGGAGAAACATGCGAATGAGAAAGACTTTCTAGTGCGCTATAAGAATGTGATTAAAGAGCTAGATGAGGCCTGGATTTTCCAGGGCATGGATATTGCGG